CCCGTTCCTGCCATTAGTTATTTCTCATTTTCTTGACAAAGCTTTGAGTAATCTGTGGTAAAAATTGGTTATCAACCAAAAATATCTCTTTTTTGTTATTATTGTCTACCAATTCCTGATCGTATATTTTCCAAGGCTTCCATTCATCTGGAATAATTCTTTTGATGATTATTTTTCTGCCTTGTTCTGTGCGCAAGATGATGCGATCCTCTTTGCGAAGGTAAATCGTTCTAAACGATTCTGGGGCGAGTTTGACGATATCTACTGCCATTGGTTACACCTCTTTATAATAATAGATGATATTTTCATCATTATCATCTTTAGTCCAATCAACGATATCTTCGCCAACCAAACCCGATTGCTCACCGTACTTATCGATGAGGTAGTTGTTAAAATCTGCTTCTGATTTAGGCCAATCATGATATGGGTCCATCATGCTATTAGAGTGGTACACCAACCAAGTAAAGTCTGTAGAGCCATAATAAAACTCAGCAATGTCTTCTGGTCTTTGCCCTTCTTTAACCGTATACGGCAAATGAAGAAGTGGATTGTTGGAAACTTCTTTGGTAAAGTTACTTCTACGTGTGATGTCACGTACTAGTCTACCTTCGTAATTTATTACTGGAAATTGTTCAAAATATTTAGTCATTATGGTACGTCCCCTACTGATGTATCATGAAATACACTGTCTTGGATGTCATTTTCTTCTGTGCCGTAATCATGTGCTGTTTCGATTTCTAGTTCTTGGAATGACATTGCGATTTGAACACCAGCAGGTTTACCACCCTTCATAATAGAAACGCCACCACCAGCACCATAATCAACAGTGAATTGAGTAACCATAGATGTTTTAAATTTAACAAAATGATCTGCATTAACACCAAGTAAATACAGATCAACTGTAGATGGGTATTGCAAAAATGCTTTGGATATCCCTGCCAAGTCAGTGACTGTAGGTAAAGAGTTCTTTTTAACCATACGCACAATATTGCGAATACGCTCTGAGTCAGTAACATTACTAGGGAAAAGTTCCCAAGTAAACTGATGGCTTCTTAAATTTACACCTTCAAACGCAAGAGTCTCTCTTGGGTTCAATGTTTGGTTAGTAGCAATGTCAACAGACTTACCAATTGTTCCTGACATCAACGGACTATTTCTTAATAAGTATTGAGCGCCTGATGCAACATCTTTAATAGAAGTCCCCAGAAATTTACCTGCGATACTATTAAGACCACCACTTACACTACCGCCAGACAAAGCCTGTGCCAAGTCAGCACCAGATGATTGTATCAGTTGTGGAATATCTTCTACATTACCACCAGAAGAAAATGATGCTAGTTTAGATGCGATTGTCTCAGTGAATGGATCGCGCTCAAAACCATTTATTCTCAGATCAGTTGCATCTTGAAGGTTTTTTGGGAATGGCAATTCAATAGCACTTGCAGACCTCAAGCCTACGCCAGAAGCTCTCCCACCACGACCAACCCTAGTCTCTTCACGTTTATTAAATCCATTTGCAAATTCTGCGTAATCATATTTCTTGAATACCATCAACATGCTATGTGGATGTGGTTGTGCTGGAAATGATTGGTAAGAAGTTCTACTTTCGTCCATCTTTCTTCTTTCGAAGACTTCTGGTCTATTATGTCTGATGCCGTTGAACATTGAGAATCCCTGAGTTTTTTCTTATAAATAGTGTTGTATAAGTCTATTTATATAACACTGAGAGGTTAATTTTATTATATCATGGCACATAGTGGTAGATTTCGTCCGAAAAACCCTTCTAAATACAAGGGCGACCCAACAAAGATCATTTATAGGTCAGGGTGGGAGTTCAAATTTTTTAGATATGTGGATATGCACCCTGATGTACTGTGGTGGCAGTCGGAAGAAGTTGTAGTTCCCTACATGTCTCCTATTGACGGGAGACGCCATAGGTACTATCCTGATGTGATTGTCAACAAGAAAACTGGTGATGGGACGTCTGCTACTATCATGATTGAGATTAAACCTTATGCACAAACAAGACCACCTGATAGGTCTAAGAAAAACGCTACCAAGACTGGTAGAATATCAAGGAAGTATTTGAATGAGGTTAAAACTTTTGGGATTAATGATGCAAAATGGAAAGCCGCTAGAAAATTCTGCGCTCAGCGTGGGTGGCAATTTGTTATTTACACAGAAAAAGAACTAGGAATAAAATAAGATGGTAGCAAAAGTATTCGACGATATCCTACTGAAAGGTATCAGATCAGGCCAAATGCCAGCCCGTACTCAAGAAGCACGTAAGTGGTATCGTGATCAAGCCGCAACCGTTACAAAAAAGCAAGCTGAGGGAACAAAGCTAATCAAAGAGATGGGCAGAGATCGTTATGAGAACAGATTTAGATTGGGCAACATGTACACATTCATGTACGACCCTAAGCACAAAGCTGACAAGTCTAAATTGCCGTATTATGACAACTACCCACTGATTTTTCCTATAAATAAAGCAAAGGGTGGGTTCTTAGGGATCAACCTTCACTATTTACCACCTGTGCTAAGAGCAAAGTTAATGGATGCTCTATACGACACGGCGAACAACAAGAATTATACAGAAGCGACTAAACTAAAAATAAATTATGATATATTATCAGGTGCGGCAAAGTTCAACATGTTCAAGCCCACAGTGAAGCACTACTTGATGAGCCAAGTAAGAACAAAGTTTGTTTATATCCAACCTACTGAGTGGGATATCGCATTGTTTTTACCAAGCCAAAAGTTTGTTGGAGCTACCAAAGCACAAGTCTGGAAAGATTCCAGAGCTATCATAAAGGGCAAGTAATGGCGTTTAACATATCAGATTTTAAAACACAGATGGATCGCTTTGGCGGTCCTTCACGCAGTTCGCTATTCGAAGTTACGATTGTCAACTTTCCGTTCAACACATCATCCGCAGATTCGAGAGACTTGACATTCTTTTGTAAGAACGTGGCTATCCCAGGACTTACTATTGGTATGGCGTCATACGAAGCAGTGGCACAACAAAGAAAAATGATGCCAACTAGCTTAAACCCAGAACCAGTACAAGCAATCTTTATGTTGGACTCTGATGCACAGATGCTCACATTCTTCCATTCATGGGCGCAAAGAATTGTAAACTACTCTACTGCTGGCGGTTCTTTTGCTGAGGTAGATGGAATGCTTCCTTTTGAGATTGGCTATAAAGATGAGTATGCTTGTCGTATCGTAATTAAACACTATTCGGCTGATTATCTTGATACTGGTAGATACTACGAAACTATTTTGGATAACGCATTTCCAGGTATGATGGGAGATGTAGACTTAGCTTGGGAAAACACGGATAGTTTTGCTGTCTTACCAGTTAGCTTTCAATACGATAGAATACAATTGTCTGGCGAAAGAGTTGGTTCACCCTCATCACAGTTTAATCGTGGCAATGGGGTATTGGACTTAATCGATAACCTTGGTCAAATGGGACAGCTTGTTGGAGCAAACCTAGTACCACGTGGAATACAAGACGCAGTAAACAAATTCACCAAATTAAATAACAACTTTGACAACATATCACGTAAAGCTAATAAGATTAGCAATCTGGCTACACGAACATTTAACTAATGATAAAGGATAAATTATATCATGGCACTACCTAAAATTGACCTACCCATTTTTGAGATGACATTGCCGTCATCCAATGAAAAAGTAAAATACAGACCGTTTACCGTAAAGGAAGAGAAAATCCTTTTGGTTGCGTCAGAATCAGATGAAGCTTCACAAGAAATCTTGGCTTCAAAACAAATCGTGAATAATTGCCTAATCGACAAAGATGTTGGTGACTTGGCTATGTTCGACTTGGAGTACGTATTACTTGTTTTGAGAACAAAATCAGTAGACAATAACATCAAGTTTCAAATAAAAGACCCAGACACAGAAGAAGTTGTAAACCTCGAAGTTATTATTGATGACATTCAATTAACAAAGCATGAAGGTCACACTAACAAAATACCAGTGAATGATGAATATACGTTATTTCTAAAGTACCCATCTATCAATGAATTTATTACTATCGTTGAAATGGACCCTAGTGATCCACTTGTAAACTATTTCATAATGGTTTCTTGTTTAGACACACTCGCTTCAGAAGACGAAGTGCATCATTTTAAAGATTACACCCCAGAAGAAACTGATGGGTTTATGGAGAATTTAAGTAGTGCTGTAGTACGAAGCGTACAACAGTTTTTTGAAACAATGCCACGACTACATGAGATGAAATACACGAATAAAGAGGGTAACGACAAAACGTTTGTTATAGAAGGAATGCGAAGTTTTTTTATCTAATGCTGTCCCATACTGATCTAGGACATTACTATCAAAGCATATTTGCACTGGCACAGCATCATAAATACTCAATAAGCGACATAGAAGCACTACTACCTTACGAACGTGATATCTACTTTGGAATGTTAACCGATTATATAGAACAACAGAACGAAAAGAATCAATAGGCAAAACATGGCAAAAATATCTGAAGAAACACAGGCTATACTGAATCGACTACAGGCTGAAGGACAGCTTAGTCGTAACAGTGGAACTCACTCAATACGTTCTGTTAAAATACAATTGGATCGTTTTCAAAACGTATTTAAATCGATCAATGAAAATGTGACTGAACAAACTCAACTGATGAGAGTGAGTGCTGGTTTAGCTGAGAAGTCAGCGCGTATACAGGAAAACCAAGCACAGTTCGAGGAACTAGAAAGAAATTCTGCTGATTCTGGTTCAGATACAACAAGTGATAATACCACCAAACGTGATGACACTAGAATAAATGCTTTTGGAGATGCAGTAGGCAAAGCATTTACGTTGCAAGGATTGAAGAATATTGCAATCGCAGGTGCTGGTCTTTTTGTGGGTTACAACATCTTGAAGGGTTTCATAGATGACAAGACTGATGGTGGTTGGTCTGATATGGAACAATCATTAAAAGATACAGATTTTAAAGCAATGACAACTTCAGCTAAAGAGTTGGTAACAAGTGCAAGTACAACAGTTCTTGAAGCTGGTAAGATTGTGACTTCTTTAGCTACGGTCAATTGGGATAAACTTGCCACAAGCGTTAACACTATGATTGATGGGCTTAGTCAGTTTGAAACATGGCTTGCGGCATTGCCAGGTGTAATTTTAGGTGGGGCTGTTGTACGTAATGCGGCTGCTGGTGCTGTGGCTGGTGCGATTGGTAGAAAAAATGGAGCCGATGGTAAACTTAAAATGGGACGTAAACTTGGTGGCCTTGGTGGTATCCGTGGAATTATTCTAGGTGCATTAACAACATTGGCATGGTCATATGGAGACAAGGTAAAGAAATATCTACAGGACGAAACTTCTGTGCCAGATGGTCTTGCTGATATAGGTGTTGACGCGGCTGTAGCAGGTCTAACTGGTGCTAGTTTAGCACTAATGTTTGGTTTAGGTCCTACTGGTATATTGATAGGGGCGGCTGTTGGCGTTGCATACGTCATAGGTAAAGGCTTGTACAATTGGCTTGTGAAGCAAAAAGAAAGTGCGGAGGCGGCGGCTGAAAAACATTTGGCAGAACTTTCTGTCGAAACAGCAACAGAAATAGCGTCTGGTGGTGTGAATGGTGGTATAGCTATAACTGAAATTCCCGGTGGTGGCTCATTAACTGGCTCGGAGGTTGTAGTTGGATTGGCTGAAAAGATAGCCACAGGTCCATTGTCAGGAGTTATCGATGCATACAGCAAAGATGTAAATGCGGTAACTAGTGAAGCTATTGCCCAATTTATGGATAACCAGTTTGATGCTATTGAAGATGGAGATGAAACACAAAAAGAACTTGCCAGAGAACAATTAAGAGCGCTTAGAGCTAACATGCCACTACTTCAGAGTATGGCGATTGGTTCTGGAGAACCTGAGTTTGTTGAATATTTCAGAGATAACATTGAAAAATATTTATCAGATGAGGGGTTCAGAAAAGGAACAGGTGGTTTCAGAAACTTTGGTGAGGGTACTTTGTCCGTACTACACGGTAAGGAAGCAGTCATTCCATTCAACTCACCAGAAGGTAAATTTTTATCCATGTACTATGCAATGGCTAAAGGAAACTCTCCTTCGATGTCAGCCATGGCGCAAGGAAGTGGCACACCAGTAATTATCAATGCACCACAGAACAATCCAGTTACAGTAAACAATGTACAAGGTGCGCAGACTAAGAACGATCTAACAGTTGTTGGTGGTGGTGGTGGTGGTGCGAACTTCACGCAAAACTTCTTACCTTACTTTGCAAATTAAAAAAGGGGTGATATTTAATAAAGCAACCCTTTTAGAATTATTAACGTATTTAAGACATAACGCAATTATAATCTGCAATATGCGCTCTAAGTTTAATTGACATCTTGGAAAAGTATTTACCACCCGCATAAGTGGATGGTTCATCATGCCAATGTTCCATGCGATAATCAATATCGGCACGATTGTCGATATCAGCATGGAACTCTTTCATCACATCAACGTCTACCATTGTAGACTTTTTGATTTTGCCATCCAATAATTCTTCAAGGAAGCCAACGTAGCGGTCACGTAGACACATAGGCTCAATGCCATCAGCACACTCAATGAAGTTTGACAATTCACTATACACATAGTCTTTTTGACCACGCATAATAATTCCAAAAGGGATTTTACTCATACTCGTACTCCTTACCGTACTTGAATATCGATTTGATTAACAAGGTCTTCAACAAAAATGTCCGATACCTTCTTATCGGTGATTACTTTGTATTCTCCTTCTTCTTTCCGCACCCGAACGAATGCGATGTCATATAGATCAAAACTGTTCAGTGTGATTTGAACTTGTCCTTTCCACCCAACCATACCACTAGTTTTGAACTGAAGACCTTCACTCAAGGCAACTTTGTTCTTAGTACCCCAAGCCCAAAAGGCCATAGGATCAAGTGCTTTAATTTGGTCATTGATGATATTTGCGATTGACATGTTTAGAACTCTCTCTGATTCTGTTTACTATTTAAATTAACAAATTGAGAAGGGGGTGTCAACCCCCTATTTTTACGCCGCTTCCAACATTGAGAATGGAACAGTGTAACGTGAGCCACGCATATTTACGACAGCTTTCTTAGGGTTCATCTTTTCGATTACACCCTCAGTACGTTTTGTTTTCTGAACAACCCAAACTGAGTCACCGACATTGAACGTAGCTTGAGCGCTGATCGATTTGATCTGTTGAGCGATGTTCATGATTTGTGACAACTCTGATTGTGTCATTGTCATCATTACATTTTTGATTTCTGTTACGTTCATTTTAATGTCCTTTCAAAGACTTTCGATTAACTTACTCTTAAGTTATAGAATCATTGAAGGGTACTGTCAAGCACTAAATGGAAGTTATTTTAATTTAACTGGATTTGGTGTCAGTTAGGGAATTGAACCCTACCACCTTATGATATGACGCCTAGATATCTTCAAGGTTAGCAAACCTACACTGACTTAGATGATCTGATAGATCACTGATAATAGTTTAATGGATACGATGCACAATAGAACACCTAATACGAATGGAACAATAAATGACGAAGAACCTAAAAGGTTTCTACGTGTGTAAGTTGCATATATGAGATATGAACCAAACATTGTCATTGGTGTTGTCAACATGAGTATCATTAATATTGTAGCTATTGTCCATTGAGACATTACCATAACAACTAATACAAATGATGATATTAGATACAATCTTTCCATATTAAAACCTTTTAAACGAATCATTTATTATCATAAGGGTTAACCCTATTATACTATAGTTATAGGTACTTGTCAAGTCTTTTTTACTTATAATTGATAAATTTATCTGGACTTTTGAAATTCTTCTTACGCATAATTGTTTTCATAACAACATCGAATTCGTCGTTTTGTCTGTCGTATGTCACTGCGACTGGAAT